TCTGGGCAGGTTACGAATTCGGATCTAATCGTTATCGTCAGTTCCCACGACGCACCCCACGCAAGGGGCGAGGAAATTCTGGCTATTTCATCTATCCAGCACTTCGCAAAATTCAGCCTGAATTAGTGAAGAAATGGGAAGAAGCGTTTTCAAAGATTTTGAAGGAGTGGGATAAATAATGGCTGGAAGTAGAACCCTTAAGTTATCCATTCTTGCCGACGTTGATAACCTCAAAAAGAATTTAGATACCGGCTCAAAAGAGGTCGAAGGCTTTGGCGGTAAGCTGGAGAAATTTGGCAAAGTGGCTGCGGCTGCTTTCGCTGCTGCTGCGGCTGCGGCTGCTGCTTATGCTGGCAAGTTAGCCATTGAAGGCGTTAAGGCTGCTATTGAAGATGAAGCCGCTCAAAAGCGTCTTGCCACAGCTCTGAAGAACGTCACCGACGTCACCGATGAACAAATTGTTGCTATTGAAGAACAAATACTTAAGACCTCACTCGCTACCGGTGTAGCCGACGACAAACTTCGCCCAGCGCTTCAGCGCTTGACTGTGGCTACAAAAGACGTCACCAAGTCCCAAGATCTTCTCAAGCTCGCTTTAGATATTTCAGCTGCAACCGGCAAAGATGTAGAGACAGTTTCTAATGCTTTAGCGAAGGCTTATGAAGGCAATACTGGCGCTTTAACCCGTCTCGGTGTGGGTATCACCGCAGCACAAGCCAAGACTCTCGGATTTGAAGGCACAGTTAAGCAATTGTCGGACACCTTTGGTGGATCAGCAAAAACTCAAGCCGAAACCTTTGAAGGTCAGATTCAGCGTCTCAAGGTTGGTTTTGATGAAGCTAAAGAGTCAGTCGGTGCAGCGCTGCTGCCTACTTTGAAGAATCTGCTCGATTACTTTATTAACACAGTTATTCCAAAATTCCAAGAAGCCAAGTCTGCGGCTATTGATCCGATTGTGACAGCCTTCAAAAACAATGAGGAAGCATTGCGCGATTTATGGAAATTCACCAAAGACTTCATCGTTCCTATATTTACAGGCGCTTTAATGACTGCTATTAAAGGTGTGGGAACGGCTGTCGGCGGCGTTGTCAATATCATCGGCACTGTCGTTACAAAGGTTAAGGGATTGGTCAACGATGCGATTAACGCAATTAACGCAGTTATTCGCGCTTACAATGCAATTCCAATTTTGCCAGATATTAAAACAATACCGACTCTAGGCACAGGCGCATCAACTGGCCCAATGGGTAATATCTCAATGAGCACCGGTGGCGCTTCAACGACAACCCCGACTCCTAAAATTCCAGTCATTACAACAACGACAACGACCGCAACGCCAAAGGTCACGGCAACAACGGGAGTAATGCCAACCTACCCAAGTGGCGGCCCTGCTGGCGCACCAATCACAGTCGGAAGCCGATTTGACGTAGCAGCTGCTCGAGCTGGTGAAGAAAAGGGCAACGTTGTTATTAATGTCAATGCTCCAAGCGTTATTGACGAGGAAGGCTTCACCCGAGCAGTCGTTCTAGCCCTCAACAATTCCACTAATCGCGGCACAACTGGCGCTGGCGATTTAAGGTCTAACGCCCAGATCTTATGACAGCTTGGACACCCGTCTGGCGAATTAAAGCCAATGGCACAGAGGTCACCTCAGTCACTTTGGCGGACCTACAAATTACAACAGGCAGAACCGACATCAACTCGCCAACCCCTACTGGTTATTGCTCACTTCGTCTTATTAACACCGATAACACAGTTTATTCATTCACAGTCAATACCTCAATCCTCATCGAAGTCCAAAATAGTTCAGCGACTTATGTGCCTATCTTCGGCGGTCGTATCTCGGACATTCGCCAAGTCGTCACCTCAGCTGGTAACGCTGCGGCAGTAACGACAATTAACATTACAGCGATTGGCCCTCTTAGCAGATTACAAAGGGCAACCTTTGATGGCAATTTAGCTGAAGGATTAGACGGCGCACAGATACAAGACCTGCTCGATGATCTACTGCTCAACTCTTGGAATGAAGTCCCAGCTGCCGAAACTTGGAATACCTATGATCCGACAGAGACTTGGGCTAATGCTGAAAATATTGGTTTAGGTGATATTGATGCCGGTGAATATACGATGGTAAGTCGCCAACTCACCGACGCGGTAATTTCCAACATTGCTAATCAAATTGCTTCATCAGCTCTTGGATATTTATATGAAGATGCCAATGGCCTTATCGGTTACGCTGACGCCAGCCACCGGCAGGATTACCTTGTGGCTAATGGATACACCGACCTCGATGCCAATCACGCAATTGGGGCAGGAATTGGAATCGTCCAGCGACAGGGCGAATTAGCCAATAAAGTCATCATTGATTACGGCAATAATTTCAACAGCCAATATATCGCCCAAGACGCTGACTCACAGGCCACTTATGGCCTTTATGCCGAGCAGTTCTCAAGTTACGTCAAGAACGCGGCAGACGTCGAAGATATGGCGGATCGAGTAATACAGCTTCGCGCCTATCCTCGTTACCTATTCCAATCCATCACCTTTCCGATTCAAAATCCAGAGATGGACAACGGCGACCGCGATGCGCTGCTCTCCATCTTTATGGGCCAACCCGTTCGCATCACTAACCTTCCGCCACAATTGCTCGGTGGCGAATTTACCGGTTATGTCGAGGGCTGGACATTCAGAGCCTCAGTCTCGGGCCTGTCAATAACGCTTAATGCTTCACCAACAGAATTCTCGGCAATCGCCCAAAGATGGAACCAAGTCAATGCGGCAGAAAGCTGGAATAGTGTGCTTAATACCCTAGAATGGCAGGACGCGATTGGAGTGATTAGTTAATGGCAACAACAACGAATTTCGGGTGGGAGACGCCCGATGACACCGACCTAGTCAAGGACGGCGCTTTAGCGATTAGAACGCTAGGCAGCGCAATTGATACCTCGCTTGTTGATCTCAAAGGTGGCACAACCGGACAGGTGCTATCCAAGACTTCCAATACCGATATGGACTTTACTTGGGTCACAAGTGATGACGCTAATGCGATTCAAAACGCTATCGTTGATGCCAAAGGCGATATTATTACCGCAACCGCAGCTGATACCCCTGCACGTTTAGCAGTCGGGACAAATGGACACGTTTTGACCGCCGATTCAACAACCGCGACTGGATTAAGGTGGGCCGCCGCCGCTGGTGGTGGAAAAGTCTTACAGGTTGTAATGGCATCAACAACGACAGATACTTCAAATGCTACTTCTACATTTGCAGACACGACTTTGACTGCCACAATTACACCAACTCTAAATACGAGCAAAGTATTAGTTTTGGTTAGTCAGAATGGAGTTGTCGGAACAACGGCTTGCAATGGTGTCCAATTAAGAGTAATGCGCGGAGCGACAAGTCTTTTGACCTTTACTGGAGCGCTCGGTTATACGGCTGCAAGTTCCACTCGAAATGACGTGGCTGCAAGTTGTAGTTATTTAGATTCTCCAGCAACGACTTCAGCCACAACATATAAAACGCAATTTGCTCAAAGAACCGGAGATGCTACTGCTGCTCGAGTTCAAATTACAGGCGAAGCTTCAACAATTACTCTTTTGGAAATAGGTGCATAATGGCGACAGGTTCAGAGGTTTTATCTTTTTTAATTCCAAATGGCGGTTGGTATATCGCTGGTAATGATTTTGAAACAATTCAATTTATTGAATGTGAGCCTCTAACCAAAAAACAATTCGAAGATGGTTTTGCTCAATATGATGCTTGGAAAACCGAGCAAGATGCAACCATAGCTGCAAAAAAAGCAGCAGCTGAGGCAAAATTAGTGGCACTGGGTTTAAGCTTAGATGATTTGAAAGCTTTAGGCCTTGCCTAAACTTTGTAAAGCAGGTCAGCAATTAAGGGAGCAAATTGATGACGATTATCCTGATCGCGATAGGCGTTCTGATGGCTGGATTGCTGACGCTCGGCATATTGCTAAGGGCAATTCTGACCATATACCAGACAATCGAGGAATCGTTCGAGCTTTAGACATTGACGCAGATCTGAATGCTCACAAAGAAGAGGCTTATGCCCTTGTGGAGAAGATTCGTAAATGCGCCAAGCGAGGCGATAAGCGGATTAAATACATAATCTACGACGGGAAGATTATGAGCCCGATAATGAATTGGAAGCGCAGAAAATACAGAGGTGCGAATCCTCACCGGTCGCATTTCCATATTAGTTTTACAACTTTGGGAGATAACGACGGCAAATGGTTCGACCTCGAAGGAGATAAACAAAATGAAGGAATTAAAACTGATGGCGGAAAGCTGGGGGAAAACATTCCTCGCGACGGCTCTAGCGACATATCTAGCGGTGGGCTGGGATCTCGACGCTATTGCAAATGCGGCTCTAGTATCAGTCTTGCCTAGCATTATTAACTGGCTTAACCCCAATTACGAGCGTTACGGCAAAGTCAAATAGTGGACGCAAATACCATCGCTGGATTCGTAGCCTCAGTTCTCGGATCAATTGCCCTCCTCATTGCTGGACTTCGCTACATAATTAAATTGGAGAATATCCCCATTGTGTCGCGCCTCGACAAGATGGAGTCTCAGTTAGAATTAGCCCTCTCGGCAAAGGTGGCTAGAAGTGGCAACAAGAAAACGCGTTAAGAAGCCAGTGAAGAAGGTGGCTAAACGTCGCAAAACGACGAAGGAGCCAATTCTTACAAAGCTGGATTTCTGGGCTATTGCTGCCAAAGAAGTCTATGACGCTTGCCGCAAAGCCGGAATGGACGAAGGCACAGCTCTAGCCTTTGCGATGGATAGAAGCTCTTACCCCGATTGGATTGTTGATCCGAGCGACCCAATAAAGAATCCGCTCGATGATTGGGAAGAGGACGACTAATTTACCTTCGCGAGGTGGAACTCTTTGAGGCGCTTAAGTCGGTTTATCCGGACTTAACGCCAGTCTCACCGACCGACCGCCACGACGGCATCACCAGCGACTCCTATATTGAGATGAAGTGCCGCCGCACCCATTACCCCACACTATTGATTGAGAAGAAGAAGTGGGATTATTTGGCCGAAATAAGGGCTAGAACGGGCGCTAGGACGCTGTATATCAACTCCACCCCACAAGGGGTCTATCAGTTCGACTTAGGGGCTATAAATGAGCCTGAGTGGCAATTAAAGGCCCTTCCAGATAAAACCGATTATGCCAATAAAGGGCTAGTGGAGAAGCTCTGTGGGTTCTTAGACCTGCGACACTCCGAGCTGCTTCTTGTATAAATCCATTTAATTAAATACATTTATCCCGTAAATCCAATTATGGATTACAGAACGGGAGCGTAAGTGATAAATTATCCAGCAGTAATTCGATTTGATAGCACTTCTGGCGCTTGGTCTGATGGTAAGAATTACGTCAAAGGCCAGATAATTCGCCGATATGCCATTGAATCGCTAGGTAGAAAATCAGTTAGAGGGCGATTAAGCAGAGAAGAAATCTCAGCTTATTGGCTCGACCGATTTGGGGTGAACGCTGATGTCGCATAACCTCACAGCTGAACAAATAGTGACTCTGCTCATTATTGGATTCATTGGATTCTGGCTTATATATGCCTCACTAGAGTCGGTTAAAGCGAAAGCCTTTAATGAAGGTTACAAGCGCGGAAGGGCCTCGAATCAATATGTCAGAGAGATCGTTAAGTGACTGGCTCTCGGACGCTGGTGACACCCTCGACGACAGGGGGCTTGAATATGGCGATCCGAGACACAATCTATTACGCATTTACAAAATCGCGAGGTTGCTCGGTATTCAGCTCAGAGACCCAGCTGACGTGGCGCTGCTATTTATCGCGACCAAACTCTCAAGAATGGTGGAAAGTCCAGAGCGCGAAGATTCGTATCTCGATCTCATTGGATACGCCGCTATCTTGGGCAGATGCCGATTTTCAACACCAGAAGATTGGGACGACGTTGAGTCTGACTCGCAATCATAATCAACACCAATGGTGTGACTATTGCAAGATGCGATGGGGACAATTGAAAGATGGGACTTGGCATCACAAAGCCCAAGTGCCAGCTGTATGGAAGGTGCAATCTGAAACGCCAACGCGGCGTATGCAGGTGCGCTTTTACTGCCAACCTTGTGCAAATGAAGCACAGAACTGGCCGGACGGAACGTTCTGGTCTTTGAAAGAACAATTGGAATATGCGATAGATGAATTCGCAGGGAGAGAGAAATTAAATGTCGAACTATCTTGATGATTACGTTTCGGTGCAGGATCGCTTAAAGGAGTTTATAAATGCCTACCCAGATTACCGCGTTAAGACTCACGTTCTTGAGGAGTCACTTACGCCGAATTGCGATGTTTATATTGTTAAGACTGAGCTTTACAGGACTGAGGCTGATGCTGCGGCTTGGACGACGGGACTTAGCAGCGAATCGAAGCAGAAACAATATGCTCTGGAACTTGCGGAGACAGGCTCTCTTGGCAGAGCTCTCAATCTCGCTGGCTTCTTTGCAAAGCCAAGCGGATCACCTAAGAAGCCAATACAGACAACAAAACCTCAGCTCGCAGAGTTCATTAAAGAGCAACGCCCCAACGATCCTGAGCCGATTGTCTGGGACGTTACGGCTATCGCAGAGGAATTCGGGGCCGAAGTAATCGACGAGATTCCTATCTGCAATCACGGCCCAATGATTCTCAAACAAGGCAGTAAAGAGGGTAAAGAATATCGAGGCTGGGTCT